CACCTTCGAGGAGTACCGGGGTCAGGCCACCGATGCCAACGGCACCGCGCGCCGCTTCATCGCCGCTGGTGAGGCCCATGCCTTCCCTCTGGGCACCATCGATACCTTTGGCACCTACTTCGCGCCGGCGGACTTCAACGAGACCGTGAACACGGTCGGCCAGCCGCTGTACGCCAAGCAGGAACCGCGCAAGTTCGACCGGGGCACCGACCTGCACACGCAGTCCAACCCGCTGCCGATGTGCCATCGCCCTGGCGTGCTGGTCAAGCTGACGGTGGCGTGATGGGCATCGTCGAGCAGATCTACGCGTCGGCCGCCAACGCCGGGCTCCTCAAGGAATGCGTCTGGCGTCCTTCGGACGGCTCGCCGCCGCAGCGCCACCCGGTCGGCTTCGCCGCGCCGGACGACACGGTGCTCGACGGCCTGACGCTGAGCACCGAGTACGTGATGACCTATCCCGCGTCCATCTTCGTTGGGCTCGCACAGCGCGAGCCGGTCGAGATCGATGGCGTGACCTTCCTGGTGCGTGACATCCGGGCCGTGGGCGACGGCACCGAGATGCGCGCGACCCTGACGAGGGTCTGAACGATGGCAGGCAACTCGATCCGCGAACAGATCCTGCTCGCGGCGCTGGCGGCCGTCCGTCCGCACGTGGAATCCCTCGGGGCAACGCTGCACCGCTCGCCCGCGGTGGCCATCAGCCGGGAGCAGTGCCCGGCGCTGGCGCTGTTCCCCGAGTCGGAGTCCATCACCGAACGCGCCAACGACCGCGTCACCCGCGAACTCACCGTCCGAGTCGTGGCGCTGGCCCGCGCCGTTCCGCCCGCCGTCCCGGAAACCGAAGCCGACCGGCTGCTCACCGCCGCCCACGCCGCCTTGATGGCGGACGGGAATCTCGGCGGCCTGTGCTTAAGCATCCGCGAGCAGGAATGCGAGTGGGAGGTCGAGGACGCCGACGCGGTGGCCGTGGCACTCCCGGCGCGCTACCGCATCACGTACCGGACGCTGGCCAATGATCTTTCAACCCTTGGATGACCACCCATGACTCCACAACCGACACGTCTGGTTTTGACCCGCCCGCACACCCACGCGGGCAAGTCCTACGAGATTGGCGCCCGCATCGAGGTCGACGCCGACACCGCCGATTGGCTGGTCGCGCACGACATCGCCACGCGTGACACCACGACGCCAGCCAAGCTCGCCCGGACTGAAACCGACCTTCCTCCCATTCAACGCAAGGAACCCAAGCCATGAGCACCTACGCCAGTTTCCAAGGGCGCGTCTTCCTCGGCAAGCGCGACACCGACGGCCTGCCCATCGAAGTGCGCTCGCCCGGCAACGTCGCCGAGCTGAAGCTCTCCCTCAAGACCGATGTGCTGGAGCACTATGAGAGCCAGACCGGCCAGCGTTCGCTGGATCACCGGATGGTCAAGCAGAAGTCGGCCACCGTGAACCTCACCATCGAGGAATTCACCAAGGAGAACCTGGCGCTGGCCCTCTACGGCAACCACGTCGTCGGCACGCCGGGCACGGTCACTGCCGAACCTGTCGGCGGTGCCGCGCCGATCCCAGGCGACCGCTACTTCCTGGCCCATCCCAAGGTGTCGTCACTGGTCGTCGTCGATTCGGCGGGCCCGCCCGCGACCCTGGCCCTGGGCACGAACTACACCGCCGACACCGATTTCGGTGCCCTCCAGTTTCTGGATACCACCGGCTTCACTGCGCCGTTCAAGGCCAGCTATGCCTACGGTGTGGCCACCGAGATCGGCATCTTCACGCAGGCGCTGCCCGAGCGCTACCTGCGCCTGGAAGGCATCAACACCGCGCAGGGCAACGCCAAGGTGCTGGTCGAGCTCTACCGCGTGGCCTTCGATCCGCTAAAGGAAATCTCCTTCATCTCGGATGAGTACAACAAGTTCGAACTGGAAGGCTCGCTGCTGGCCGACACCACCAAGCCCTATGACGCGGTGCTCGGCCAGTTCGGCCGCATCGTGCAGCTCTGATGGGGGCCCCCATGAGTGACCTGGAAGTGCTGATTCCGCAAAGCATCGAACTGGTGATCGACGGCGAACCGCTGGCCATCAAGCCACTGAAGGTCGGGCAGATGCCCGCCTTCCTGCGGGCGATCTCGCCGGTGATGCAGCAGCTCACCGCCAGCGAGATCGACTGGCTGGCGCTGTTTGGCGAGCGCGGCGACGACCTGCTGTCGGCCATCGCCATCGCAGTCGCCAAGCCCCGCGCGTGGGTCGATGAGCTGGCCGCCGACGAGGCCATCCTGCTGGCGGCCAAGGTGATCGAGGTGAACGCCGATTTTTTCGCCCGGACGGTGATCCCGAAGCTCGACGGCCTGTTCGCGCAAACGAAGCTGCCGCCCGTGACGGCTGCTGGTTCGACACCGTCCAGCACCTAATCGAACACGGGCACCGCCTGCCCGACATCCTCGACTACACCCTGGCGCAGGTGCGCGGCTTCGTGGCCGCCACGGCGAGAAGCGACGCGGCCCGCGATGCGCGGCTGCTGTCGCTCGTCGCCATTGGCACGCGCGGCGATGCCCGCCATCTGGACCAGACCCTCGACCAGCTCACCCATCGGGCCACTGACCATGCGCATCTCCGTCCGCATCGATAGCGCAGCGGCGCAGGCGCAACTGCGCCGCTGGGGCGGCGAGTTCCGCGACAAGGTCAAGAAGGCGGTGGCGCGGGCGATTGCCATCGAGGCGACCGAGCTCAAGCAGGACGTTCGCGGCCACGTCGCGGGCCAGATGGCGGTGGTCAAGAAGTCCTTCCTCAAGGGCTTCATCGCCCGCGTATTGGACCGCGACCCGAACCGCCTGCCCGCGCTGTACGTGGGTTCTCGGATTCCGTGGTCGGGGATGCACGAGCGCGGCGGATTGATCGCCGGTCGGATGCTGATCCCGCTGCACGGGCGGGTCGGCAGGAAACGCTTCAAAGCCCAGATCGCCGAGCTGATGCGCGGCGGCAATGCCTATTTCATCAAGAACGCAAAGGGGAACACCGTCCTGATGGCCGAGAACATCAAGGAACACGACCGGCCACTGGCGGGCTTCAAGCGCCGCTATCGCAAGGCCGAGGGCATCAAGCGCATCAAGCGCGGCGCGGACATTCCGATTGCCGTGCTGGTGCCGAAGGTCGTGCTCCGTAAGCGACTCGATGTCGAGCGTCTGGTCGCGGGCCGTATCCCGCGTCTGTCGGCGGCTGTCGAGAAGCAGATCCGGACGGTGGATTGAAGGGTAGAGAAGAATCTATGGCGAACCGAATTTCCGTTCTCGTCGCGCTCGAAGGGGCCGACGACGGACTCAAGCGCGCCATTACGTCCGCCGAGCGCAGCCTCGGCGAACTGTCGGCCACCGCCAAGACCGCCGGTGAGAAGGCGGCCGCCGGGATGGCCGAGGTCAAGGCCGGCATGTCGGCCTTCGGTGATCAGGTGGCGACGGCCAAGACGCAGTTGCTGGCCTTCCTGTCGATCAACTGGGCGGCGGGCAAGGTGCAGGAGATCGTCCAGATCGCCGACGCATGGAACATGATGTCCGCGCGCCTGAAGCTGGCGACTGCCGGCCAGCGCGAGTACGCCGTCGCGCAGAAGGAGCTGTTCGACATCGCCCAACGCATCGGCGTGCCGATCCAGGAAACCGCCACGCTGTACGGCAAGTTGCAGCAGGCGGTACGGATGCTGGGCGGCGAGCAGAAGGACGCCCTCACGATCACCGAGAGCATCTCGCAGGCGCTGCGCATCTCGGGCGCGTCCGCCGAGGAGTCGCGTTCCGCCTTGCTGCAGTTCGGCCAGGCGCTCGCCTCCGGCGTGCTGCGCGGCGAGGAATTCAACTCCGTCGTCGAGAACAGCCCGCGTCTGGCGCAGGCATTGGCGGACGGGCTAAACGTGCCCATCGGGCGGCTGCGCAAGCTGGCCGAGGAAGGACGGCTCACCGCCGACGTGGTGGTCAATGCGCTGCTCTCGCAGAAGGACAAGCTGGCCAGCGAGTATGCCCAACTGCCGCAGACCGTCAGCCAGTCGTTCGAGCGCCTGAAGAACGCCGCAGGTCTTTGGATCAACAAGCTCGACGAATCGACTGGCTTCACCAAGAAGCTGGCCGAAGCCCTGACGTGGCTGGCGCAGAACCTCGACACGGTGATGCAGTGGTTGAAGCGCATCGCCGAAGTGGGTCTGGCCGTGCTGATCTACCGCCTGATCCCGGCACTCATCACCGCGTGGCAGACCGCCGGGGCGGCAGCCGTCGCAGCGGCCAGCGCCACATCGGCCGCGTGGGCGACCGCGAATCTGTCGGTGTCGGCGGCCGTGGCCAGCGTGGGTGTGCTCAAGACGGCGTTTGCCGTGCTCGGGGCCTTCCTGGTCGGCTGGGAGATCGGGACGTGGCTGTCTGAGAAGTTCGAGGTCGTCCGCAAGGCGGGCATCTTCATGGTCGAAGTGTTGATGAAGGGCATAGAGCAGCTTCGCTTCCACTGGGAAGTGTTCGCCGCCATCTTCACCTCCGACACCATCGCCGAGGCCGTCAAGCGGCATCAGGCCCGCCTCGCGGAGATGGATCAGATCTTCGCGCAGATGTACGCCGACGCGACCAAGGGGGCTGATGCCGCCAAGGGCGCGATGAACACCGCCGCGACCGCCGCCGAGGAGATCGCCAAGCGGCTCGAAGCCGTGCGCCAGGGCACACAGGAAGCAGTGGGACGCGGCGTCGAAGCGGTTCACGCGGCGCTGGAGAAACTGAAGTCCCGCCTCGGCGAGGTGGAGCAGGCCGTCGGCAAGGCCAATCAGACCGTCAACGACGCGACCGCGAAGATGGCCGAGGCCTACAAGGGCCTGACCTCCATCGTCGAGGCCAGTCTGCAGCGGCAGGTCGAGGCCGTGAAGGCGCGCTATGAGCAGGAGAAGAGCGCGCTCGAACTCTCCAAGCAGTCCGAAGCCGCGCTGATCACGAAGTCCACGCAGCTGCTGACCGATGCGCTGACGCAGCAGACCACGCTGCGACGCCAAGCCACGGCCGACACGCTGAAGCTGATCGACGACGAGTCCCGGGCCAAGATCGAAGCGGCGCGCCGTGACGGACAAACCGAGGCCGAACGCGCGGCCAACGTCACCCGTGTCGAGAACGAAATCCTGGCCACCAAGCGCCAGACGATGACGCAGGCGCTGGCCGAGTACCGGCAGCACATCGACGCGCTCAACGCCGAGGCCAACCGGCATCTGGCCGAGATCAAGCGCATCGAGGAGGAGAAACGCCAGCTCTCGATGACGACGGAAGAGCGCATCCGCGACATCCGCCGTCAGGGGATGACCGACTTCGAGGCCACCGAGGACCGGAAGCGCCAGATCGCCGAATACCAGGAGAAGGCGCGCGAGGCGCTGGCCAACGGCGAGTTCGAGCAGGCCCGGCAACTGGCGCAGAAGGCGATGGATCTGGCCGCGCAGGTGGCGAGCAGCCAGACCAGCGAAGCCAAGCGCGGCGAAGACGCCCGCAAGCAGTCCGAGCAGGCGGTGTCGCAGGTCACCCAACTGGAGGCCCAGTCGCGCGAGGCCTATCGCCGCCAGGAATACGCGCAGGCCGAGGCCTTGATGCGTCAGGCCGATCAGCTACGCGCCGAACTGGCGCAGAAGGCCAAGGATGCCGACGCGCAGATCGCGCAGGGCAAGGACGGCGTCAATCAAGCCATCCAGCGCATCCGCGAGTCGGAGGAGATTCTGAACAAGACGCTGGACGCCGAAGCCAAGGCGCACCAGACGGCGGCACAGTCGGCTCTGACGGCCCGCGACCAGATCAAGCAGACGCTGACGCAGACCGAGACGCAGATCGACCAGATCACCGCCAAGCTGAAGGACGGCCTGAAGGTCACCATCGACGCTGACACCGCGCGTTTCGACAAGGCCATCGCCGACCTGGACAAGGCGCTCGCCGAGAAGGAGGTGCTGCTCAAGATCCAGGTCGATCTGCAGGAGGCCGAGAAGAAGCTGCAGCAGTACGAGCAGTTGCTCAAGGAAGGCAAGACCCTGCCGGTCGATGCGGACGTGTCCAAGGCGAAGGACGCGCTGGCCAAGCTCAAGACCTACGCCGACCAGAACTCGCAGCTCGAACTGAAGGTGGCAACCGAGAAGGCGCAGGCGGCGATCACCAACGTCGAGGGGATGATCAAGGCCTTGGATCGCATCCAGACCGAATCCAGGCACGTGGTCAGCACCAATGCCGATGCGGCCCGCGCCGAGATCATGAGCCTGAACGGTGCCAACACCTCGAGCACGCACACGATCTACGTGCAGAAGGTCGAGGTCAACGCCACCGGCGGTCTGGTCGGTGGCGGCGTGCGCCGCTTCGCCGACGGTGGCGCGGTGGCACCGGCGTTTCCTCGGATGAGCGGCGGCACGGTGCCCGGCTCGGGCCACCACGACACCGTTCCGCGCACGCTGGAGGCCGGCGCGTTCGTCATCCGCAAGGCGGCGGTGCGCAAGTACGGCAGCGGCGCGCTGTCGCGTCTGGCCAATGGTGTCGCCCACTTCGCGGTCGGCGGACGCGTCGCCTCGTTGGGCAGCACTGGTTCCACCGGCACCGGTCCGGACGGCAAGCCCAGCACGCCGAAACGCAACCGCGAGGCGGTCGAGGCCTTGAAGATGATCGACCTCGGCCTGCAGGGCATGGACGAGTACACGCGCTGGCTGGAGTGGAACTACGGCGCATCGGTCAGCCTCGACATGCGCTGGAAAACGATGGAGAGCTACGGCAAGCAGGCGCAGGAGGATCGGCGCGCGCTCGAGGGCTTCATCGACCGCAAGACGCTCACCGGCAACGAGCGCCAGAACCTAGAGCGCATCAAGCAAACGTGGCGGCAGGCGATGGCCCAGCCGCTGCTCTGGGGCAAAGACCTGGAGCGCGAGCTGATCGACTACATGGAGCAGCACCAGGGCGAGTTCTACCGGCGCGGCGGGCTGTCGAAATCGGACACCGTGCCGGCGATGCTGACCCCGGGTGAGTTCGTCGTGAACAGGAATGCCGTGGCTCGCTACGGCACCGGCTTCTTCGAGGCGATCAACAACCTGGCCGCTCCGGCGCAGGCGCTGGCCGGTCGCGTGCTGGCGGGCGTGCAGGGATTCGCCTCCGGCGGTCTGGTGCAACCCATCGGGTCCGGGCTGACGCGCCCAGTGCTGCCGAGCGATGGCGGCCCCGCGCGCACCGTGCGCGTGGAACTGTCCTCGGGTGACCGCAAGGTCAACGCCACCGTCGATGCGCGCGACGAGTCGCGCCTTCTGCAACTCCTTGATGCCGCCCGTTCCCGGGCGGTGTGAGTCCTTCCCGATGCAACTGAAGAACCTCTCCGACGAGGTAGCTCTGCTGCTGCCCGACGATTTGCTGTGGAGTGATGAGCACACCTGGACACCCGCCGTGGCGTCCGCGTCCTACCTCATCACAGGAGCCTTGCTGATCCAGTCGGCCACCCGGCAGGCCGGGCGTCCGATCACGCTGGTGGGCGCGCCCGATATGGCCTGGGTCACGCGCGCCACCGTCGAGCAATTGCGCGCATGGGCGGCGATTCCCGTCAGCGACAACACGGGCCGCTTCGCGCTGATCTTCTCTGATGGCCGCTCGTTCACCGTGGCCTTCCGCCACGCGGAAACGGCCATCGAAGCGGAGCCCGTGCTGGGCATCCCGGCCCGCGCCGACACCGACTTCTACCGCCTGACCCTTCGATTCCTGGAGATCTGAGATGCCGATCCAATCCGGCGACGTGAAACTGCTGAAGTCCGCCGTGATGGCGGACGTGCCCGAAGGGGGTGGCGCGCCCACGGGCATCACCATCGCCGATGGTGTCTCCAACGCCATCTTCCCCGATATCTCCGAGCTGGATCGCGCCGGCGGCCGGGTCAATCTGCGCAAGACCTTCGTCTCGGTGCAGACCGACGACACCGACACCTACTTCGGGGCGAACGTCATCGTGGCCGAGCCGCCGCAGGATGCCCGCGTCAGCGTCACGCTGTTCTCCACCGAGAAGACCTTCGACACCCGTGAGCAGGCGCAGGTCCGCATCGAGGCCTACCTCAACAAGGGGCCGGAATGGGCGGGCTACCTGTTCGAGAACCACATCGCGGGTCAGCGCGTCATCCAGCTTTTCCAGCGCAGCACCGACACCATCCCCAACGTCGGCCAGACGCTGGTCTTGATCGAGAACGAGGGCTTGGGCACCCAGAAGGAGCAATACA